GAACAACTTGAGCAAGAGCGGCTGGCCTCCCAAACGATCAATGACGGGGCGAATGCGGCCAATAGTCTCGCCCAAGCCGAAGCCCAAGGCGCGCCGGCATGAAAAAGGACCTGACCCCAGTGACCGTGGGGGCGCACCAGCAGAAAGTCAAGGAGCAGCAGAAGCATGACGTGGAATACTGGCGACAGGTCTTATCCACCTATGAAGGCCGGACGGTGCTCTGGCGCGTCCTGGAACTGTGCGGGGCCTTTCGTGATTATTTCTCGACTGACGCGGCAGGGATGGCGCATTTCTTGGGGCAACGGCATGTAGGGCTGCAACTCATTGATCTGATCCACACGCACCACGCGCAGGCGTACATGCTCATGCAGCAAGAAGAAGCCCAACGACAGGTGGCCGTCACGCAGGCGGCCACGACCACCAAAGACACGGAAGGAGCATCCTATGAGTAGCGCATTGACCGACACTCCGGCGGCAAGTCCAGCGGAGCCGACAGTATCCGACGCGACCACCACGACCCCCGAGACCTCCCATCCCACGGACCAGGCCGCGCCTGAGTCTCCAGCGGAGCAGGGACAGCCGGCAGAGGGTGAGGCGACGGACACCGGTGAGGGGGAGCAAGGCCCCTACACCATCACCGTGCCAGAGGGCATGGTGCTGAATGAATCCTTGATGAAGGCCGTGACCCCGATTTTTCAGGAAATGGGGTTAAGCCAAGAGCAAGCACAAACCCTCGCTGATGCCTACAGCCAGGTCGAACTCGAACGGGAGAAACACGCCGAGCGGGAACAGCTTGAGCAAATTGCCACCTGGCAGGAAGAGGTCAAGGCTGACCCTGACCTGGGCGGGGCGAAGTTTACCGAACGTCTCGGTGTGGCCAACCAGGCCCTCAAGCAATTCGGGAATGAGGCATTAACCCAGATTCTCGATGAGACGGGCTTAGGTAACAACAAAGAGGTGATTCGTGCGTTTTACAAGATAGGCAAGCAACTGGGCGAAGGGCAGATGGCCACAGGCCAGAGCCCAGGGGATCAAGGCAAGTCCCCCCTGGAAAATCGCTTGTATCCCTCGATGCCGAAGTAAGCAGATTCAGATTTATTGATCGCTCGATAACACAAAGGAGTCGAACACATGGCCGCTTTAACTGCAACCAACCCCACAATTCTTGACCTGGCCAAAGCCATGGATCCAGACGGCAATATTGCCGATGTCGTGGAATTGCTGGCGCAAGAAAATGAAATTTTGCAGGACATGACCTGGCAGGAGGGCAACCTCACCACCGGGCATCAGTCCAGTGTGCGGACCGGGATTGCCTCGGGCACCTGGCGCAAGATGTATGGGTTTGTCCAGCCCACCAAAAACACCAATGCCGTCATCACGGACACCACGGGCGTCCTCCATGCCTATGGCGTGGTCGATAAGGACCTGGCGGACCTCAACGGCAATACCGCAGCCTTCCGGATGCAAGAAGAAGCCGGGACGCGGGAAGGGCTGAACCAGCAAATGGCGCAAGCCTTGATGTATGCCAATGAGGCGGTGGATCCCGAGCAAATCACGGGATTGACCCCTCGCTACAATGATTTGACCGCCCCTAATGCTGACAACATCATTTTGGGCGGGAGCGCGTCGGGGCAAACCGATAACGCCTCCATCTGGCTCTGTTGCTGGGGGCCGCAGACGGGCTTTGGGATTGTGCCCAAGGGCGATGTCGGCGGGCTCAAGATCACCGACAAAGGTGTGGTGACGGATGTCGATACGGTCGGCGGGACGGGCGGCTTACGTGAAGTCTACCGGACGCATTATCGCTGGGCCGCTGGCTTGGTCATTCGTGACTGGCGGTACTTCGTGCGGATTTGCAATATTGACAAATCCCTCTTGTCGTCCGTGTATACGGCGGGGGCCTTTTCGTCTGGCGCGCATTTGCCCAACCTCATCTTACAGGCGATGAACCTCATTCCGAACATGCGGATGGGGCGCTGCGCCTTGTATATGTCGCGGGACATGCTGACCACCTTGCAGCAACAGTTAGCGGCGGCGGTGCAAGCCTCCAGTTTAACCGTGGACAATGTGGGGGGCGTCATCACCTACGGCTTCAAGGGCATTCCCATCCGTCGGGTGGATGCGTTAGCCGCTGATGAAGCCCGCGTGGCCTAAGCGGGGCACGGAGCCGTGAGCGTTTACTTTTACTGATTGAATAAGGAGAACACGATTATGATTATGGATGCACTGACTCTCTTCGGTGAAAGCGTGGCCCTAGCTGGGGCCGCTGGCACCCTCAACATCGGCAGTTCCATTGATACCGGAGCCGTCGCCCGCGACCTGGGCGTCGGCAAGCAGCAACTCTGGGTCAATATCTTGGTGGTGACCGCGCCCACAGGCGCGGATACCTGCCAATTTCATTTGGTCTCGGATGCCATTGCGGTCCCTGACCTCTCGACGCGAACCGTGCATTACTCCACGGCGGCGATTGCGATTGCTTCGCTGCCGGCAGGAACCTTTGCGATGCAAATTCCTCTGCCCAAAGAAGGGCAGGTGTATGAGCGGTATTTGGGCGTCCAGCAAACGAATGTCGGGGCCAGCTCCTTGGCCTCATTGGTCGTCGATGCGTGGCTGAGTTTGGATGTGCCGGAAAATCGGTCCTATCCTGACGCCGCGAACTAACGCGACCGAGACGCTCACCTTTTCACCCTGAAGCGGGGGGCCTCGTGCCCCCCGCAAGGAGGCACCCATGGCAGGAAAGATCGTACAACTCATTCGTGGCCTGAACCTCAACACCCCGGCGCGGATGGTGAAAGACGGCCGCAGTTTCAGCGGGGCCTTTCTGGAGCCCGGCATTTATGTCGATTGGCCCAAGGATGTGCCGATTCCCTCGACGGCCAAGATTTTAGAGAAATTGCCCGATCCCGAATTGCTCGAAGCACGGGGAACGCCGGTCATTGATACGCTCGCGGCACAGACTGAGGCCATGATCGCGAAGGCCAACGCTGAGCAGCCGGCGGACGATGTGCGGCCCAAGAAGGCGGGAGCCGGCGGCCGGCGATGATTACCTATAGTCCGGTCATTGTCGGGCGGATGGCGCTCTCGCATATTGGCGTCTCGGCGAATCTGGAAAATTTATCAGAACGAACGCCAGAAACGGCACAAATCAATACGTGGATTGATACCTCACGCATTGAAACGCTCGAAGCGTATAATTGGAATTTTGCCCGGATCAATGGGGCGCTGGCCGCCCATAGTGAGGCGCCGCCTGAAGGCCAATGGGCGTATCGCTATCAATACCCGTTCCAATGTCTCAAGATGCGGAAGCTCTGGCATCCCTCCATTGACCCGCGCCGGACGAATGCCATCCCCTATGAAGTGGAATTGTCCCCGAACCGGTCGAAATCCATTGTCACGAATCTCCCGGAGGCGCGTGGGCAATGGACGACGGATGTGGAGGAATTAGTCCTATGGACGAGTTCGGCCATTGAAGCCTTCTCGCGGATGCTCGCCTCGCATATTGCCGCCGCACTCGTGACGCAAAAGAATGTGGCCACCGATCAACTCTCGCTCTTTAGTATTGTCATCGCCAGGGCCGCCGCCATGGATGCCAACGAAGGGGTGGAGACTGAGCCGCGTGATGCCCCATGGATCGAAGCCCGTGGAGGGATGCGACCCCAAGAGGACTGGTATTAGCCCAGATGCCACGGTTTACCCAAAATTCCTTTAGTCGTGGGGAAGTGGCCCCACAAGTCTACGGACGGGTGGATACCCGCCTCTATCAACTGGCCGTGCGAACGGCCATCAATCAGTTCGTGCATGTCCATGGTGGCATGAGCAATCGGGGCGGCCTGCATTTTCTCGGCCCCTGCAAAACCCACACCGCCATTGTGCGGATGATTGAATTCCGGTTTAAGCAGGAGGATGTGCATCAATTAGAATTCGGCCCGCAATATATCAGGATTCTTCGCAATAATGTCCATGTGACGGAGGCGACGGTGGCGATCACCGGGGCCACCAAGGCTGATCCGGTGGTGGTCACGACCGGGGCGGTCCATGGCTATAGCACCGGCGACGAAGTGCTGATTGCCGGGGTCGTGGGCATGATCGAAATTAACGAGCGATGGTTGATTACCGTCCTGACAACGACGACCTTTGAACTCCAAGAGCAAGTGGATAACACCGACCTCA